AAATGGGCAACTTTAGAGGACGTTTCATCGTTCCAAGGTATTACAATTCAAGATGAAGGTGTACTTGTAGGTGGTGCATTAAGTACAAGAACTATTAATTTTGTCGGTGATGGTATATCAGCTGTTGCCTCGGGAACTATCGCAACCGTAACAGTTGACCAAGTAACTGCTGCTGGATTTGATGGGCAAATTCAATATAATAATAATGGAGATTTTGGTGGTGCTCAAACATTCTATTATAACGATTCTACTTTAAGAGTTGGTATTGGTTCTACATTGATGAGTAGAACACTTGATGTTAGTGGTGATGTTGGAATATCAAGTTATGCGTATGTTGGTAGAGCATATGTTAGTTTAGATAATATCTTACCAATTGCACCGGAAGAATTAGCTTCAAAATCATATGTAGATAACTTTACCGTTGCTGGTTTAACAGTTCAGAAAGCCGTATCTGCAGCAACAACAACAGCAATAAATGCATATTATGATAACGTATCAACTCCACCAGCTGGTGTTGGTGCAAAATTATGGGGTGTATCTGTCGGTGTTAATTCTGTTGATGGATATTTCCCAATAATTGGGGATCGTATCTTAATAAAAGATCAAGGGGTTGGATTTGGTTCAACGGCACAAAATGGATATTATACGGTAACTAGACCTGGTAATATTAGCACTTCCTTCGAATATGTCCGAGTAACTGACTTTGACGAACCTGAAGAAATCACCGCTGGTGCGTTCTCATTCGTTATTGGTGGTGATGTTAATGCTGGTGGTGGTTTCGTTCTCATTACAAAAGGTACGGTTTCCGTTGGTAATTCTGCGATTGAATTTACCCAGTTCAGTAGTCCCGGAGAAATTATTGCAGGTGATGGTCTTGTTAAAACAGGAAACGTCATCGATGCCGTAAGTGCTAGTACATCCAGAATTGTGATGAATCCAGATAGCATTGATTTAGCACTTGTAGCTACGTCAAGAAGCAATTTAACATCTGGTACAGGATCATTCATCAGTGGACTAACTGTAGATTCTTATGGGCGTGTTAGTGGTGTTATAACGAGCAATACACACACTTTAGCAACATCTTCAGTAAAAGGTATTGCATCTTTTGATACACCAGCATTTACAGTTGCTTCTGGTGCAGTAGGACTTGCAAGTACATCATCTGCTGGCGCTGCTGTTCTATTTGTCGATGGTACTGCAAACCAAGTAGATGTTACTAGAGATGGTGGAAGAGAAATTGTTGGATTAACCCCTAACGTTACTATAAGTGGAACATTAACCGCAAATTCATTTGTTGGTAATGGATCTGGACTAACTGGATTATCTGCTGGTGTAGGTGTTGCTAAGTCTTCAACTTTAATTGGCGTTGGAGCAACTATACTTAACTTTACTGGAATTGGTGTTAGCACTATCAGTTTCTCTGGTACTACTGCAACTATTAATATTCCTGGCGGAAAGAATGTTGATGATGTGGGTAGTGCTAACCAAGTTCTATATAAAAATAGTGTAAACGTAGCTTCTGGATCTGCTAATTTAACATTTAATGGGACTAACTTAGTTTGCGGAGGAACAGTTACTGCTAACTCAGATGAATCACTGAAAGAAAATATTAAAACTATAGATGGTGCTTTAGAAAAAGTGCAAAATCTTCGTGGTGTTGAATTTGATTATAAGAGTGATAAAACACATTCTATTGGTTTGATCGCACAAGAGGTTGAAAAAGTTCTTCCAGATCTAGTGCATGAAAGTGGTGATGGAATTAAATCAGTTGCATATCAAAATATTGTTGCTGTTTTAATTGAAGCAGTCAAAGAACAACAAAACCAGATTGATTCATTAAAACTTCAAATTAAATCTTTAAAAGATTTTGGAATTTAAATAAATAATCAAAATAATAGAAATATGGATTATCCAAAATTCAGTCACAAAACTCCCCATTTAAAGGGGAAAAAACATCAGTTGGATCCAAATCTAGATCTAAAGCAATTGGTCCATCACGCAACAGTTCAGTACGTTGATCGTGATGCCGATGGTGACGTTGATGTTTATGATAATCCAAAAAAAGGAATTTCCGACGAAAATCCAGTAAAAGATTTTGGAACAATGTCCAAGAAATTAATAGCAAAACAAAAAGGCGAAATTAAGCACACGAAAAGAGGAGTTGCATTTGAATCAAAAGATCATGAGTATTCAATGGCTCGTTCAGAATTATCTACGATAATTAGTGCCGCAAAAAGGATTCAGAAAAAAATCAAGTCCGGTGAAGGAAATTTAGAAGCATGGGTTCAATCGAAAATTACTAAAGCAGCAGATTATATTGATGCAGCTGCAGATCATCTTTCAAGTGGAGAAAGTGATCTAGATGAGGCAGTTAGAATACCAACGAAAAATGGAAATTTATTAATGGTTATCTTGACTTGGAAAGGTTCAACTTATACACTCAGAGTATTTTTCCCACAATCAAAAATACCAAATAGAAGAGAAGTTGAAGAGCAAATTCAAAAAATATATCCAGGTTGTAAGGTAGTGCAATTTAGAGTAGTTGATAGAGAACCAGGTGAACCATTTTTACAGATTGAAGACTGGCAAAAAGTAAATAAATCTGATGAGACTGATGGTATGAGTCAGAAAGCAGTCAATGCTTATCGTAAAGAAAATCCCGGTTCTAAATTAAAAACTGCCGTAACCGAGAAAGATCCCGGACCAGGAAGATCAAAACGTAGAAAATCTTTCTGCGCCAGATCAGAAGGTCAAAAAGACATGCATAATATTGACTGCACTAAAGATCCAGATAAAGCAATTTGCAAAGCTCGTAAGCGTTGGAGGTGCTGATGAAAAGTTTTAATCAATTTTTATCCGAATCGGTAAACATTTCAGGAGATTTCAACGGGAATCTCTATATCAATTCACAACCAGAACCAGAACCACAACAACAAGTTGGTGAAAGTTACGTAGCTGATGTTGTGTGGGAAGGCAATCTTTACAGATTGGAATTAGTAACTAAGTCTGGTATACCATCAAAGCAAGAACTTGGAGAGCAGCTTCAAAGAAACTATCCCGGAGCAATTGTTCATCAAATTTATCCAGCAGAAGAAAAGAATTTTAATATCAAAAATGTACAAAGATATCACCCATCAAAATTAGAGTGGATAGATTGATTTATGGCTATTTGGAATAAGAATGAGCAGGACTTTCTAAATCAAGAAAGATCTTTATTTGAAGTATATAACATCGCAGATCACTGGGGTAACCAGACAGACTGGAGACCTCAGTTTTCTAATAACAATAGACTAAAGACTTCTCCTTTCCAAACAGTTTTCTTCAATACCTTTCAATATGGTAAAGAGACTGATGTTTGGGATGAAAGATTAGTTGGAATTGCAACTGCAACTTGGAATCAATATTCCAGTAATGTAACTATGCAAGTGGGTGTTACTACTGGAAGTAAAATCATCAGACAAACCAAGAATGTGATGAGATACATTCCTGGAAGACCTGCAACACTTGCATTCGCAATTCGTCTTGATACTCCACAGGTAGGTATTCGTAGAAGATTTGGATTGTTTGATGATAGTAATGGTGCTTATTTTGAGGATGATGGGGGAACATATTCTTATGTAATTCGCACCACTACATCTGGTATTACCACAGAAAGAAGAGTTGGTAGAGATGAATGGAATGGTGAAAAGTTTGATGGTAATGGTTGGACTGGTGTAACAGCAGACCCAACAAAACAACAGATGATTTCTATTACTTATGAATGGTATGGTGCTGGAACAGTAGATTTTAATTGGTTGATGGAAGGTGAAACAATTAAAAGTCATACCTTCTATAATTCAAACACTCAAGATAGAGTTTGGTGTTCTACTCCATTCCTTCCAATTCGTCTTGAGATTGAAAATATAACTGGTGTTGCAGGAACCCATTACATGTATCAGGGTTCTAATTCTCTTATTCAAGATGGTAATGCGGATAAACTTGGAACTCTTTTAAGTCAGTCTAATTCCATTAATGGAACTACAATGACTTTAGCAAATACATTCTATCCCATCGTAAGTTTGCGTCTTAAATCAACTGCACTTCAAGCAGTGATGCTTTTAAGGTCTCTACAAGCAGTAACGAATGATAACACTAATGTGTATTGGAAACTTTTGGAAAATACAACATTAACTAATCCAAACTGGACAAATCACGCAGATCCTAATTCTTTTGTTCAATATGATACTTCTGCTACTGCACTTTCTGGTGGTAGAGATATTCTTTCTGGATTTATAGTTTCTGGTGGTTCTACTTTAATTGAGATCGATAGACTTGCAGACTTGCAACTTGGAAGGTCTGGTATCGGAACAATCAGTGATACTTTTACACTTGCTTGTGCATCTCCAAACGTAAACAAAGCAGCACTTGCAGTATTGAACTGGATTGAACAAAGGTAATTTTTATGACTGATAGTGTATATCTTGGTAATCCAAATTTAAAGAAAGCAAATACTCAAATTGAATTTACTCAAGATCAAATTCTTGAGTTCGTAAAATGTCAAGAAGATCCAGTATATTTTGCTAAAAATTATGTAAAAATCGTAAGCCTTGATGAGGGGTTAACACAGTTTGAACCATATCATTTCCAAGAAAAATTAATTAATAATTTCCATAAAAATAGATTTAACATCTGCAAAATGCCTAGGCAGACTGGTAAATCTACCACTGTTGTTTCGTATCTTTTACACTATCTAATCTTTAATGATAGCGTCAATATTGGTATTCTTGCTAACAAAGCAGCAACTGCTAGAGAGCTGTTAAGTAGATTAGCAACTGCTTACGAAAACTTACCAAAATGGATGCAACAGGGTATAATAGCATGGAATAAAGGAAACATTGAACTCGAAAATGGATCAAAGATTCTGGCTGCTTCTACGTCTGCGAGTGCTGTCCGAGGCATGTCGTTCAATATCCTCTTTCTCGATGAGTTCGCTTTCGTTCCAAACCATATCGCAGATTCCTTCTTTGCATCTGTTTATCCTACTATTACTTCCGGTAAAAACACGAAAGTAATTATAGTATCAACTCCACATGGTATGAATCATTTCTACCGAATGTGGCATGATGCAGAAAAAGGTAAAAATGAATATGTACCAACTGATGTTCATTGGTCAGAAGTTCCTGGAAGAGACGAGGAGTGGAAAAAGCAAACAATAGCAAACACATCTGACCAACAATTTAAGATCGAATTTGAGTGTGAATTCTTAGGATCTGTCGATACACTTATTGCTCCGAGCAAACTAAAAAGTTTTGTTTACGAAGATCCCATCCAAAGAAGTGCAGGATTGGATGTTTATGAACCAGTAAAAGAAAATCATGATTACATAATTACTGTCGATGTTGCTAGAGGTGTAAGTGAGGATTACTCAGCATTTGTTGTAGTAGATATTACTGAATTTCCCCATAAAATTGTTGCAAAGTATAGGAACAATGAAATTAAACCAATGTTGTTTCCAAATATCATATACGAAGTAGCAAAAAATTATAATAAAGCATATATTTTATGCGAAGTAAATGATATTGGAGATCAAGTAGCATCATTGCTACACTACGACTTAGAATATCAGAACGTTCTCATGTGTTCTATGAGAGGTAGGGCTGGTCAAATAGTAGGTCAAGGATTTTCTGGAAAGAAGACTCAACTTGGAGTCAAGATGTCCAAAACCGTTAAAAAAGTTGGTGCTCTCAATTTAAAGGCAATGATTGAGGGTGATAAACTTCTCTTTAGAGATTATGAAATAATTTCTGAGCTTACTACTTTTATTTCCAAACATAATTCTTTCGAAGCAGAAGAAGGTTGTAATGATGATCTAGCAATGTGTCTTGTAATTTATGCTTGGTTAGTCGCACAAGATTATTTTAAAGAACTTACAGATCAAGATATTAGAAAGCGTTTATATGAAGAACAAAAAAATCAGATAGAGCAAGATATGTCTCCTTTTGGATTTATAGTGGATGGATTGGATAATAGTAGTTTTGTCGATGCTGATGGAGATAGATGGTACATGGATGAATATGGTGATAGATCTTACATGTGGGAATATGGTTAATGGAAATAGAACAGCAATTTAATTATGGACATCTATTACTTTATGATAGGAAGTGTAGATCTTGTGGTGAGATAAAAAATCTCATCGATGGATTTTACAGGACTAGAAAAAATAGAGGTCCAACAGCTTCATCTTTTTCATACGAATGTAAAGAATGTACAATAAAAAGAGTAGTTACAAGTAGAATGGTATCGAAAGTATTGGATAAGTGGGAATATCCTGACTGGTAGTTTGTTCATGCACGATTTCCCCCGTGAAAAGTAACATTTTAATAAATATTTTGTAGATAAATCTGGACAATCGGAGAAAAACATGGCGACTCCTCAATTATCTCCCGGTGTACTTACAAGGGAAGTTGATTTAACAGTTGGGAGAGCTGAAAATGTATTAGATAATATTGGTGTTATTGCTGGACCTTTTCCAATTGGTCCAGTTAATGAGCCAGTAGATATCGAAACAGAACAAGAGCTCATTGATATTTTCGGAAAACCAAGAAATGAAGATGGTCAGTACGAGTATTGGCTCGCAGCATCATCATTCCTGTCCTATGGTGGTGTTTTAAAAGTTGTAAGAGTTACTGGTTCCAGCTTAAACAACGCTAATGCAGGATTTGATGTAGCTGCAAATACTGGACTACAGATCGATAATTATGATGATTACAACGATAACCATTCGGATGATTCGGTTACATTTGCGTATGCAGCAAAGAACCCAGGAACTTGGGCAAACGGTCTAAAAATTTGCGTTATTGACGATTTAGCAGACCAGACAATTACAATTCCAACCTCAAACTTAGATGGTTCTGGAGTTAGAATTGGTTATGGAGTAACTGTTGGTATTTCTAGTGTTAGAGCAACAGGTGCTGGTTCAACCCAGGTATTCTCTGGATATGTTAAAGGAATTATCACTGGGGTTACTACTGCTTCAGGATCAAGCAGCATTGATATTAAGATTCTCTCCAGAGTAACAACTGGTGGCGTAGAAACTGAAATTGCATATGCAGAGAATGATAGATCTAGTTCATTTGCAGCAGGTGATACTCTTCACATCATTCCATCTTCAGGAATCGGAACTACATCCTTCACAGCATCTGCAGCAGTAGATTGGTACGATCAACAAACTCTTGGATTGGTTAATAGCACAGTATACTGGAAGTCA